CGGAGCTTGCCTCCGGAACTTGCAAGATTGATGCGTTTGCATCAACATCGCAAGGAATATAGCGTTAATCGCCGTTGCACTTGTGGTGTTGCCTAGCATCTCATTACACATTATTGGGTATATGTCCCATTAATGTGGGGTGTCCTATTTGCTGTTCTCCGAAACCATCACAATATCGTAAATAAACGATTGGTTGTAGTTTTACTGCTACACGCGCTCATTAGGTTGGGCGCGAGTGGTATTGGCAAATTTGAACTAAAACCTATGAAAACTTAGGTTGGCTTAAATAGCCGGTTTCAATTTGTAATAACTACCCAGGGGGTGATTGTTAGGGGATAGGTATGATAGGATCAGCCTCTCCATTTTGGACGTCTTGTAAGACGACCTGCGGCACCAAGTGCCGTTGGAAAGTTTGGGTAAAACCCAACTGTGTATCAGGCGCACTTATCAAGTGTGTTTGCTCTGCACGGGGACTCCCGACGGTTGCTTGGATAACCGAATGGTTATAATGAATTTTTGGTTCACTGTAGCATTAGTATCCATTAACCCGATGGTTAGATCCCTGCGTAACGGCTTCGGTTGGAAACCGAGCTGTATGGCGAGTGCTAACAACTCTCGCAGCAGCCTGATAACGGCCCATACTGCCTATCGCGGGTGATAATTTTCCAGAAGGGGTATTGGGGTGTTCTGGCTTAATTGATCTCCCGAACCAAATTGAAAACTGAACGGGTTTACCACTAATTTATAGTGATTAATCCCATAAACCTAAACTTAGCGAAACTGTGTACATCTAATCAAGTATATACGATGTGCTCGGGCGGTTTAGAGCCTTCATACATCATATTCCCCGTATATGGTGGTCCCTAGGATAAAGGGCCCTAGGTGAAGGATGGGTACTACTGATTAGGGGAAAGCAAAAGCTATGCCTGACATAGATCCTTTCTCTGGAAAAGTGGTAAACCTTTCAGTCTAAATTTGTATTTTGGAGTCCCAACTATGTTGGATACTTCCTAGTACTGATGAAAACTGATGTTACAATGAATTTTATTTTTAATAAACGCCTAGATGAGTTTAAAAAACTTATCGAAGCTCAAAAATCCAAAATAACTGGTCTGGCCTCTGTAAAAGGAGGCCACTCGCTAATCGAATTTGGAATTCTCCTTGTTCGGTTAGCGGGAGCTAAGGCTCCTTCCAAAGCGGATGTAAGATATCTGCGTGCCTTTTTTAAGGAGGTATTTAAATTGGTACGATTTTCAGGCCTATCGTATACAATTAAGTACCTAAAAACGTGTAGTGTCATGATGCAACAATATGTTGCTCGAGACACCACCCGTCCACACAGCCGCCAAGTGGGCGGGGTCGCTGTAGCTGTCACTCGTCGTGGGTTACCACGGATCATACCGCGGGAGGTCAGATTACGTATACGTAAATCTGATACAGTCACAATAACTTTGTGACTGTCACTTCTAAATATCTATAGATATTTGGAATCCTCTCATAATATGAAGGACATCTACAAAACCATTACAAAAACAGCGGAGTGAGTTCCTACCGATAATGTTTATAAGGCAATACCACTTTTTTGGAATTGCCTGGTTAAACAGTTCGGTGTAAAATTCACTCTTCCTGAGTTTAAGCCTCGATTGAGTCAATCCGTATCTGTCGCAGTAAATATGCTTCAGCAATTACGGGGATCCTCCATCTATGCTTCTGTAGCTGCTCTCCAGACCTTTCGGGTCTGAAAAGCAGCTTGATCGTCACCGGACTATAAGAAGGAGAACTTTTTCGGTAGGTTGAAGGCTTTAAAGGTCCCTCAATCTCTCGCTAGAGTTGCCTCTCTTACATTCCCTAGGTTACAATCTATGTATGAGGGTTCAGTATTCTGAGTAAAGACTCAAAATAATGAGACCCCCATCATTTCTCAGGAAAAATCCGTTGGTCAACCCTTCTACTCCCTTGTTGACCCCCGGACGACGCCTCGTTCAGCCTGGGTTCAACCTAATGTGAAATTGCTCTCTAACGGGCAACCTCACCCCTTAGGTAGACTTAAAGCTCTGAAAGAGGCTGCTGGTAAAGTGCGTGTTATTGCTATCGTTGATCCTATCACTAACTGAGTTTTATCTCCTTTACATGATTGGATTTTCGGCTTCCTGGCCAAAATACCACAAGATGGTACTTTTGATCAGGATGCTCCTATCACTCGCCTCAGATCTATCAACAGTAAATCTAATGATAAATTCATTGGATCCTGTGATCTCTCTGCGGCTACTGATAGATTACCCCTGAAACTTCAAATCCTTCTCTTAGCCCATCCTTTTGGATTGGACTTTGCTAAGGCTTGGGGTAACTTACTCACTGGTCGTCCCTATAAAGCCGGTATGTCAAAAAATATTTGATATGCCGTGGGACAACCGATGGGTGCGTTAAGTTCATGGGCAATGTTGGCTTTAACACATCACTTTATGTGGCAATGGGCGGCTTGGCGCCAGGGAATTGTTCCTTGGGGTCAATGGTACACGGATTATGCCGTCTTAGGGGACGATTCGCTTTCTAAACATCGTTTAGTAGTCGAAGAATACCTTAAGATTTGTTCTGAATTACAGGTAACAGTCAATCTTTCTAAATCTCTTCTATCCCCTAGGGGATGTGGAGAGTTTGCGAAAAGATTCTTTACTTACAAAGCGATTTGTTCGCCTATATCTATAGGTGAACTTTTCGTCTCGAAAGTAAATTGATCGACTATGACTGGATGGGTCCGTAAAAGACCTATCCGTCTTGCTGATTTATCTTATCTGATGGGATACAAGCACGTTGTGACTGGATCCCTTCAGAATAAGTTATCTACTTTACCTAAGAAAATTCGGAACATGATTTTGGTTTTAAGATCTCCTTGGGGTCCATGACCCATTGGGACTTTCTCAGAATGGTTAAATATGACTCATTATGATAAAGTCACACATAGAGATCTGAAATATCCTGGTTTAGCTCTCTTGTCAATGGCGGATCGTCTGAAGAAAAAACTTCAGAAAATCCTCCTGGCTAATTCTTTACCTCTACAGATGTTTGGAATTGGCCGTGATGAGTATACGGCTAAGGCTCGGCACATAGACCCGAAAACCGCTATTGCGGTTCTTCAGAATGTCTATGAGCCGAAACGGAAGTCAGTTTTTGCTGATTGCCGAATCCTAAACCGTGAACTCCATGATTTCACTGTTTTATTACAAACGCGTGCTTTCATGATAGAGAACCATGAGCTTGATGAACTGATGCTCCAATTTATGCAATTGGATGATCGAGTCAACAATCTCATGCCTAAGGTGTATGAACAGGCTGTAACCCAGCCCTTTAAGGCACCTAATCCAATGGATATTGTAAGAATACGTAACCGTTTTGTACCTTCTGTACGTAACGATTACGATCCTTTAACCAAACGTGGGAGATTAGGAAACAAATTTGGGATAAAAAAATCCTAACATTTTCCTGTTCACCCACTTTTAAATAGCTTCTCTCTTTCTGGATTCCCTATTAGGGTAAAGAATCCATGGTCTGAAAAGACTATCTGGATTTAACCTAAGACGGTAAAATTCTATGAACGATCCTAGGGTAAAGATACTTATATTGGATAATGAAAGAGATTTCATTACCTACACAATATTATTGTATTAACCGAATGTCAGGGCATAGACCGAATTTAGAACGAGATATCTGCTATTTAAGGATTTTATTCTTTCGAAATCAAAACCCTTAATTTCACGAGATATTTTTACTTTTTGCTTGGTCGGAAAGCCTTAGCACCTAAGAAGGTAAACTTCTTATGCACTTAAGC